TAGAGGAGAACCGCGACGGCGACCTGTGCGCCGTCTGCACCGGTTGCGGCGGATAGGGTGTATTTGCCACTGGCGGTGATCCGGCCAAGGACGGCACCGGAGGGATAGTTGGTGCCGATCAGCAGGGTGACCACCTCGCGGGTGTAGTTCGGGTTGACCTCATATTTGAGGACATCGCCCATGCTGGGCGGTTCCGTCAGGACGGGCATTGGTCAGTCTCCATGGTTTGGGGGATGGGGAAGGTGGTCGAAGCGCGCGCTGGTTCAGCGCTTGGCTTCGATCGCGGCCTTCTTGGCGGCAGCGATGATCGGGCTGTCTTTGGCGGCAGCTGCGGCCGGAGCGGTGGCGATGATGCCAGCGGCATCGCTACGGGCCGCGAGATCGGCCAGAACCCGGGCGCGCAATGCCTCGGGTTTCAACCCGCGCGTGACAGCGTCGGCGGCGTCGATGGTTACGCCGAGCCGGGCGGCCTGCGCGCAGACTTGCGCCACCTCGGCCGCCTCGGCGCGAATGGCGTCTGCGGTCATGGAAGTGGGCGAAGCATTAGCCGCCGCAGCGGGCGGCTCTGGCGCCGCCGCGACCGCTGGCATTACGGCAGGAGGTGCGGCAACCGGGGCTGGGTTCGGGGTGTCGTTGGGCGTGGTGGTCATCTGCGGACCCTTTCTGCTGGGGGAAGTTGTGCCGTGAGGTGCGGCGGCGAAAGCGTGGAATGCGGTGACGGGATCGGCGAGATGATCGGCCAGACCAGCGGCAACGGCATCGGCCCCGCGAAAGACGGCGGCTTCGGTGGCCAGCGCCGCTGTCTGCGTCAGACGTTCGCCACGACCGGCGGCCACAGTTTCCGCGAAGAGGAAGCGGACCACCTCCAACTCGCGCTGCATCTGGTCGTGCACGGCTTCGGGCAGCGGCTGATAAGGATTGGCGTCGATCTTGTGCGATCCTGCGTGGATCAGTGTGACCGCGATCCCCTTTTGGTCGAGGGCACCGCTCATGTCGGTGTGCAGTGCCACGACTCCGATGCTTCCCACTGCACCGGTGCGCGGAAGGATGATGCGGTCGGCCTGGCTGGCGAGCACATAGCCAGCGGACAGGGCGTGTTCCGCAACAAAGGCGTGGACCGGCTTTTGCGCCCGGGCGGCACGGATGCGGTCTGCCAAATCGAAAGCCCCGGCCACCTCGCCGCCGAAGCTGTCGATGTCCAGCGCGATGCCACGCACGCCGGGATCGGCCAGAGCTGCCTGCAACTGGGCCGCGATCCCTTCATAGGAAGTCAGCCCCGAAGACTGCCCGATCCAGGCCCCGCGATGCACCAGCGTCCCGGCGATTTCGATGACGGCGATCCCATCCACCAGAGCATAGGGCTGGCTACCGTTCCGCTGGTGGCGCTGGGCGAGATCGTTCCCGAACGGCGATGCCCTGGCGGGTAGGCTGGCGGGAGTTTGGTCAGCGGCTTCCACCTGCAGCCCTTGGAAGGTGATCTCCTGCCCGGTGATGCGCGGTCCTAGCCCCGACAGGAAGGCCAGCGCCTTGGCGGGATCAACCATCAGGGGGGTGTTGAAAGCGCGCTGCGCGATTTGGGCATGGTGCATCATGCGCCCTCCTTGGGGTCAGGTTTCTCGTCGCCGATGTCGTCGGCTTCATCGTCCGTGGCGTTGTCCTGATCGGCATCTTTCGCCCTGCCCTCGCCCGGCCCCTGAGCGGGTGACCCGGGGCGGCGGAAGTCGAGGCCCAGCGCCGCTTCGCGTTTCCGTTCGGCCGCGATCTCGCGGTCGACCTGTTCGGCGTCGTATCCCCGCTCCGCCAGCGCTTGCGTGCGGGATTTCAAGCCCGCTTCGATCTGCAGGATCTCGGCCGAGGCGTCCTTCATCGGGTCGATCCAGTCCCACTTGGTCGGGAGCCAGGCGCAGGCCTGATATTGGCGGCGCTGGCTGTCATAGCCGGGCAGGTCCAGCGCACCCGACAGCACCGCCGTGTCCATCCAGCGCACCCAAACCGCGCGGCAGAGCTGATAGACCAGCACCCCATGCTGCCAGGCCGAGATGCGGCGGCGGAACTCGATCAGCGAAATCCGCGTGTTGGAGAAGTTGCCCTTGGCCGTGTCGCCGGTCAGATAGCCATAGGGCACGCCCAGCGCGGCCGCGATCTGCAGCAGTGTCCGGTACTGAAACGGTTCATAGGTGCCGCCCGAGTCCGGTGTGGCAGGGGTGGACACATCCTCGCCCGGATCCAACCGCACGACTTGGCCGGGTTCGACCTCCAGATCCTCCTCGGTCGGTTCCAGCGGGGTTTCCGGGGCGGGCGAGGTGATGAACATCGCGAACATCGCGGCGATCTTCTTCCGCTCCAGTTCGGCGTCATCGTATAGGTCCAGCGTGAACAGCTTGACGATGGCGGCCGCGAACCGCGACACGCCGCGCAGCTGGCCAGCCTCTACGGGGTCGAGGACATGGATCACATCGCCAGCCGGAACGCGGACGGTTTCGCCGGATAGCCCCGGATCGGTCAGATCGCCCGGATGGCGGCGCAGAAAGTGATAGGCAACGCGGCGGCCAATGCCGTCGAATTCGATGCCCTGACGGATCAGTCCTGCACCGGGAAGGGTCCGGTTCATGTCGAGAGGCAGCATTTCGGCAGGTAGCATCTGCAGCTGCAGCGGCACGGTCAGGCCGTCCTCGGCCCGGCGCGGGCGGATACGAATGAAGACCTCACCCGACAGGAACACCTCGCGGGCAGCTCGGCGCTGAAGGCCGTAGAAATCCGTCAAACCTTCGGCATCGGCATCATCGGTCCAGGCGAGCCACAGCGCCTGCAGCTCTTCCTTCTTGGCCGCATCCGCGAGGATCGAAGAGGGTTTGATGCCATCGCCGACGACATTGCTGGCGAAGCTTTCCACGGCATTCGCCGCATAGCCGTTGTTCCTGACCAGCCAGCGCGCCCGGGCGGTGATCGTGTCGCCCGAGGCCGCGATCAGCGTGTTCACATGAGCGCGGGATGCGCGGAACCCTCGCAGGCGTCGATGGGCTTGGGCCGCATCAAACCCGCCAATGATGCTGCCGATGCGCTGGCGGAAAGCCTCGAACGCCATGGATCACAGGCCCTTTGAGGCGACAGTGCCCCAGCGCCGACGACGCGGCGTGCCGGTCGTGGCCGTGGCAATCCGGGTTTCCAGATCGGCAATGGCGTTGGCCAGCTCGGTATCTGAGCCATAGTTGATCGACTTCCCGTCATAGCTGACCGAGCGGACGCCCGCATAACGGGCCTCCTGCAGCGCGGCCAACAGGGCGCGCATTCGTTCCAGATCCATCTCAATCCCTCATGAAGTTCGGTGTGTAGGCCCGGCGTTTGCGCCGGGGCGTAGTCGGTGTTCCGGCTTTCACAGGGGTGGGCGACACTGGTTCAGTCGCGATGGCGGGCGGGGGCGCTGGTCGAATTTCCACCCCGGCCTGCGCCTCCAGTCGCCGCCAGGTCGCTTCATCCCAGCGATCAGCGCCCATGATCCAGGCCGCTGCCCTTGCATAGACCCGGGTGTCCAGCGCCTCGTTGCGTTCCCGCATCTTCTGCCATTCCTGGTGGGCATAGCCGCGCTTGTTGCGCACCGTGACCAGCTGTTCGGCAACCAGCTGCTTCAGCCACTCGGTGTCGATCCAGTCGGGCAAGTGCACGGTGCCAGGGGCGTCAAGCACGCCCAGCGCACGGTCCTCGTCGCTCGGCCGCTCCAGCCGCAGGAAGCGATAGGTTTCGGTCTTGAACGTCGCGGTGGCCACCGACCACAGCCGCGCCCCGCGGCGCAGACGTTTGCCGCCGATGGTGGCGTCGACGAAGGTTGGCCCCGACACGGGCGTCGCCCGGTTAAAGCCTTCGAGGCCTTTGATCGGGCAAACCTGATCAAAGCCCTGTTTCCGCGCCCATGCGTAAACCGCCGGGGCCTCATAGCCGGTGTCGATGGCGAGCTTGCCGATCACCATCACTGCGCCATTGGCGCAAGCCCATGTGCGGCCGAGCAAGGCCGTGAGCTTGTCCCAGCAGGCCGGATCGTCAGGGCCACCGGCGATGACGATGTGATCGACCAGCCAGCTTTCCAGCCCCCGGCCCCAGGCCCAGACATCGACCTCGATCCGGTCCTTTTGCACATCGACGCCAGCTGTAAGGAACAGACCGCCAACGGGGACCTGCGCCCCCGCGTAGCTTTCGCGCCGTTCCGCCAGCCGCTGCCACTCAGGGGCTTCGCCACTTTCAACCCAAGTTTCGCCCAGCAGGGTGTTGCGCGCGACGCGCAGCATCGCCTCCGAGCCTTGCGCCGCCAGCCATTCGCGGGCGACCTGCTGCCAGCTTTTCCAGCCCAAGGGCGAGTACAGCGCCGAGATATGGAAGCCGATGGAATGCGGGTCAGCAGAAACGGCGGTTGCGCGCCATTCGCCTTGCTCCAGCATCCGCGTCTTGTGATGCTCGGCGATGGGTTTTTCGCAGCCCTCGCAATGATAGGCAGCGGTGTCAGGCCGACCTTTGTCCCAGCGCAGGCGTTCAAACTGCAGCCATTGCATCGCCCCGCAGTGCGGGCAGGGCACGAAATACCGACGCTGATCGCTGGCCTCAAACTCCCGTTCAATGCGCGACAATCCCCGGATCGTCGGGGTCGAGACCATGAACACCTTGCGCCGGTGTGAGAAAGTCGTAGTCCGCGCCTCGGCCAGAGTGACCGGATCGCCTTCTTCGTCAGCGGACGCCGGATAAGCGTCCACCTCGTCGAGAAAGATGTAGCGCGCGGGCATCGAACGTAGACCGGCGGCCGAGTTCGCGCCGGTCAGCACCAGGATACCGCCGGGGAATTCCTTCGACAGCATCGAATTGCCAGCATCGCGCGACCGGGCCGGATTGACTCGTTCGCGCAGCGCAGGGGAGTCAGAAATCAGAGGATCCAGCCGCCCGCGTGACGTGCGCTTGGCCAGTTCGAGGCTCGGCAATACCGCCAGCATCGGCCCCGGCGCGTGATGGATGACGAAACCGATCCAGTTGTTGCCAGCCTCTGTGGCCCCGACCTGTGCCGCCTTCATGAAGGTGACGCGTTGCGCCGGGTTGCGGGGCGACAGCGCATCCATGATCTCGCGCAGATAGGGCGCTCGGGCCGTGCGATACCGGCCCGGTTCGGCCGCACCGCGTGACGACAGCCAGCGATGTTCATCCGCCCATTCCGACACGGTCAGGTCCGGATCGGGACGCATCCCCTTGCGCCAGGAGCGCAGGATGTCCTCGGCCCCGTCAAAGCCAAGGTCGAG